TTGGGTATAAATTGTTGCTAGGGTATAAATCATCACTTGGATATAAAACACTTATATTACCAGTTATTTCAAGTCTATGTAAAATACCCTCGTACGCATTTTCAAGTTGTATTTGTCCAACACCACTTATTGTATTTGAAATATCTACAATTTTACTAGCAAGTGCTTGAATTTCAGCCTCATTCTTTTTAGCAATAATGTAGGCTTGGTTTCTTTGTCTATCGTCTTTACTAGCGTACTTGTATTCGGTTTCGCTTTCTTCTGGCATATCAGTATGTATAAATTCTTCAAGCCCTTGTGTAACATCAACCTCGTCATTAAACATTACACACGAATAAGTATTTTCTCCAACTTGTACATTATATCTATCACATAAGTTATAATAACAAATACCAGTACTTGAAAAGTCGTTTGTGTAATATTCAAATCCGTCCAAAACTTCTAATATATCTGGTAAATAATCAGCCCTATCATTTAAGTTCATTATTTGGTTATCTTCGATTTTTAATTCACACAATCCATTTTCTTCTATACTTTCTTCATCTTGTAAGTAAACACTATCACTACCACCTGCGCGTGTCAAAACTATTGAATTAACAGGTCCGTATTTTTCACCAAAATTAACATTAACATCTTTTAAGTATTCCTCGTCAATTGTATCATTTGTGTTATTTATATATCTTATTTCAAGTTCGTCATCAACTTCATTTATACAAATTGTACTTGCTGTTACTTGTGCCAATTCATCTAAAACATTTCTGTAAGTATAACCAATATCAGAATATAACTCGCTAGGTATTTCTTTATCATAGTTTGCGAATGTATCATTTGCATTTTTAAAAGTTAACCCTATCTTATTACAAATCGCATTTATATAACTTCTAACGGTTATTGGGTATGTTATATTTGGTGCTTCGTAATCTTTCATAGCATATAACATACTGTCGCAACACTCGATTAAATAACTATTTGTATCTTCTTGCTTTTCTACTGTATCAACAATATAATTTCCAAAGTTTATGTATTCAAAAGAACCATTTACTAAAACACCAAATTGATAATTTAACATAGTACCTTTTGGGATTTCCACATTACTATCAATTGTTAAGCCACGCATTACTGATTTTAAAATACCACCCTCATAATGTGGTGTTATGGAGTTAAGTTCATTAACACCTAACTCCACTGTTCCACTTAAAGATGGGTATATTATTTTACTATCTAATTGTTTACCATATAATTTTATTTCATTTTTAAAATTATTAGTGTGTGCTTTCATATTATACCCTCCTACTTACACTTATAAACGAACAATTAAAGCCCTCGTTAGTAACATTGCCACTTATTATATTTTTATTAACAACTTCATAATCACCGGTATATGTAGTCATTGTAGTTTGTGCTTTTTTGTTTGGGTCATAATAACTTACTGCTTGTCTTGGACTGTCTAAAATAGGCACGATTATTTCTAATTCACTTTTAGTAAGTGGCTTAAATTGTAAAACTATCTTTGGGAAAATTCCAATGAGTGTTCCACTTTGCGTTCCAGCCAAATTTCTGCCACTATCAGAACTCCACAATTTATTATAACCATATTTAGCCTCGACTAAATAATTTCCCATATTTACACCATTTATAATAATACTATTCTTATTTACAAACATTTAATCACCTACCTATTGTATAAAAAATTGTCCCTATTTTGTATTTTTTGTAATTCACGGCTTATAGTTCTACCGTTCATATTGTTTGTTATGTTAGCGTTTATTGTGACATATCTACCAATAGCCTCTCCTAGTATTTCCATTTGTTGTGAATCCGTCAAAGGTATAACACCCTCTTGGCCTCTTTCACCACCGATAGCACTACCTAATGAAACTCCTCTACCCGGTTGATTAATAATACCACCCTTTGCAAGTCTTGGTAAACTAAATGTTGAAAGATAGCCTAAATTAATTCCGGGCACTGCATTTATTACACCGATTAAACTATTTATTGAACGAATTGGAAAATTAAGTATGCTTTCAATTGCACCTAAAACACCATTTATAACTGCTTTAAACGCACCACCAATAACTTCTCCAACTTTTGTTCCAATTTGTTTAAATGCACCTAATATTAAAGGCACGATTTCTTTTATTGCGTTCCACAAACCTTTTATTGGGGCTAACATTATATTTAATAATCCACCAAAAACATCTTTAATTCCACCCCAGAAGTCGCCTTTAAAGATTTTAACAACACCTTCAATAACTTGCTTAATACCACCATAAAAACTTTCAAACGCACCTTTCGCTAATTCTACAAACCATTTTATCGGTGCATATAACAAATCTCCTACTGGTCCGAATAACTTTCTTAAACCACCCAATACATTTTCATCTAACCAATCAATTAAATTATTAAACATTTCCATTATTTGGTCAAAATGTTTTACAATTTCTAATATAACAAATGCAACCGCTGCTCCTATCGCCACAGGCCATGCACCAATTGCAATCGCAACTCCTGCAATAGCACCTGCTATATCTATTAATATGTTTGTAAAATTTTCAAAAGTTGGGTCATTCAAAAAATCAACAATATCTTGCATTAATTGTACAATAAAATATAAAGCAACTCCTATGCCAAGACTTTTCAGTGGGTCTAGTCCTAATTTTAAAGCAACGAGACCAGCAGCAATTCCAGATATACCGGCAATCACTTTATCTTTATTATCAACAATCCATTGTAACCAAGACGGAATAGGTACATCTTCCATTGATGGAAAACTTGGTAGAGAAACTCCACCACCAGATTTAACATCACCATTATCTTGCAAAACATTCATTTCATCAAATCCAGCAAGTGTTTTTTGCAATTCTTTCGCTTTTTTTGTAGAACCACTTAGTGCCTTTTGTTGTTTTTCAAAAGCCTCTGTACTAGCATTTGCAAACAAATTAACTCCAAACCATGCTTTTGCAATGTAATTAACATAAGCCAACAACTTATAAGCCAGTTGTATTAAATTTTCAATTACAGGTTGCAATGTACTTGCTAATAAGTATCTTATATATTCAACGTCAACTGCCATTTGTTCATTGTATTGTGAAAGAATACCCATTGAATTTCTTACAAAGTTTATAGCATTTCTTATGCCAAATATAGCCAAAGCCCATCTTGTAATCTTTTTTGTAGCACTCTCAATGCCACTGCCTATGCCTTGTATTGAGTTTTTTATATTTTCAAAACCTTTTGTTTGTTTTAAGTTTTCTTTCATTTCAAAGATTTTTTTATTTAATTTGTCTTGATTATCTGCATTATCTTTTATCTTACTATTTATATCATTTAATTTAGCATCGCTTATATCTAAATATTGAACCCATTGTTCTTGTAAACTATTGATTTTCATTTGTGCTGTCTCTTGAATTTTTTGTTCTTTCATCATTCTAGCATAAGGTGTCCCACCAGAAATTGCTTGTATATCAATTTTTGCTTTTTGTTGAATTTCTTTTATTTTTCTTTCAACTTCTTGACCTTTTACATCAACTTCTGCTTCAATCTTTAACTTTTGTTCGGTTAATTTTTTACTATCAGATTCAAATTTTTCTAGTTTTTTTTCGGCACTTTTTAAATCTTTTTCCAATTGTTTTGTATTTAAACTAGTTCCGATTATTACTTCACCGTCCATAAAATCAACTCCTTTCTATAATTCCAAGTGATTTTAAGAAATTCTCTGCACTTTTTCTTTGTTCGTCTGTCGCTTTTCTCTTGTGTTCTACACAATACTTTTTTCTTAATTCGTTTTGTGTTTTAACTAAATTGTCTTTTTGTTTCTTATCTTTAATATCCTTAGTCTTTCTATTTAATATATCTACAACCCTATTTAATACGCAACAAGTTCCCATTTCTGATGCACTCAAATTCATCAAATCGTTGTTAAACTCGTACCAATGCAAATAATCTTTTGAATATGGGTCGTACTGATAATCATATTTAAAACTTGATTTAATAAGTCCCTCGCATTTGTTAAAATCCAAGTCGTTAGTATTATCTTTTTTTTGTCTACTAAATTCTTCGGTGGATTCACCACATAATAAGTATTTTTGTCCTAATTCTAGCAACTTTTCATAGTGGCCTGGTGTATTTATACCTTCTTCACCAAAAAGTGTGTATATGATAGCCAAAGCACGTTCTAAATCGCCTATTGTGTTATCCTCAGCAATTCTATTACATTCTAACGCAACTCTAAAATCAGTATTAATCTTATATCTCTTATTTTCTATTTCTACATATTGTGGATACATTATTTCAACACTTCTTTATTTCTAGCAACAGCCTCGGAATATTTTTCTTTGATTTTATTAGTTATACTATCCATTGTTAAATTCAAGTGTGGTTCTATTTGTTCTTTTATTATTTTATCAATTTCGTCAAGTGTAGTCCAACCTAACTTCCTACCATTTAACAACTTTTCAACTCCACGTTCACCAAGAAACATATTATAAATTTCTGCCTCTTTTTTAAAGAACTCGTTTAATGCTTTTATTTTATCTTCTTCATTTTTGCTAAATAACTTTTTACCTTTGACATCTTGTCTTTTATCAATTATTAAAAATTGGTTTCTTAAATTCTCTTTATTTTTCTTATCTTTTTCTAATAATTCTTGATATCTTAAAGGCAACTCAATGTCTTCCAAATCAAATTCTAAAAACTCCCCTGTTTCTTTTCCTTCAACTGTTTTAATCTTTAATGTTAAAACATTTCCTTTACTTAACTGTATAAAATTGTCTGTCATTTTAATACTCTCCTATCTTTCTATAATTAATAAAAAGGGTCAAGGGCTTTTACCCTCAACCCTTTAAGGTCTTATAAACTTGTTGATGGTGTAAATGTTGGCACTTGATTAGTAACTGTAACAGTTCCTTCTTGTGCGTCTCCATCAGCATATACGTCAAATTCTATTGTGTCGCCATGATATGAAGTAATACCGATTGTTGCTTCACTCATTTTAGCAGAATAACTACCGCTTGTTTCGTCCCATAAATCAACTTCTAATAAATGTGTCTTGTAATTTAACTTATCACGTCCATCATTTACAAATGCAAAACATGGGTCGCCTTTATATGCTAAATATGTAACACTCATTTGTTTGTCGTTTGAAGTATGGTTACTTGTAGCATTTTGATTAACAATCAATTTAAGTCTGTCAATGTTTGGATTATAGTCTATTCCTGCTCCACCTTCTTCAACAGCAGCCACTAAAGCCCATGTTGGGTTTTGTGCAGTTGGTGTAGTATCTATAAATCTTACAAATTGGTCTTCTGTAATTCTTGTATAATCACTTGTATCAAATTTCATAGTTTTCCCTCCTCTTTCTTAAAAGTTTTCGGATTGTCAAGTTCTCTTTTTATAAGAACTAAATCTTTATAACTAAGAGGGTCGATAAAACCTTTTTCGTTTAATTTAACAATTGCCTCATAGTTGCTTGTTTTAATCTCATCGCCCTCGATATAATTAACACCGTTGGCTGTGAAATCTTTTCTTGCAATTAATTTTTTCATAGGTTTACTCCTCTCTATATGTTATTTGTATCTGAATATCGAATGTCGCCTCCGTACCATTAACATTGTTAATAGTCCCACAATTTAAACATTCAATACTTTCTATACCATCTATACTAGGCAAAACGCCTTTTTTATTATTATCTTTGATAGCCTTTTCAAAATCTTCAAAGAACCCTATATTATTTAAGTTATTCATAGTGTCTTTTGAATAAAACTTACGATTTCTAAACGAATACACGTCCCTATGAATTTCTACACCTATAACCCACTTTTGAACTGTGCTTGCAGTAGGTATTTTGTCAAGTGAGAAATCCCCAACTTCTCCTAGAAAATCGGCATTGATTTGATAGTTTCTATCTTCTATTAAAGTATTAATAACCTCGAATAAATAATCTCTCAATTTAGTAATTCTATAATCCATTATTTGCCTCCACGATTAACATATTCTTGTACTTCTTTTACAACATCTTGCATTTCAGCACTTACCATACGTTTGTCCCAATATGTGCCAGTACCAGCGGTAGTGTATTTTTGAACACGGTGTGAGCCATCTTCTCTTACACCATAATATTGATACCTAGCGTAAGGGCTTTCGTAAGTTATACTATTATTAGCAATACTTACATCAGTTCTTAAATTACCCTCGTCCATAGGCACGTATTTATCCATGTGTCTATAACAAGTTTCAGTAAAGAACTTTTGTACTCGCCCATTCGGTTCAATTCCTAAATTGGCTTTTATAACACTAACAGGTTGCATTTTAACAGGCATATTATTTGCCTCCTATATGAATATGTTTACTATTTCCAAAATTATTATTCTTAATACTTGTAATATTATAAACTTGATAATTTTTAAGGTCTTGTTGTGTCGCAATGTCTTGGGTAAGTTCGCCTTGTACTATAATGTCGCCTATACTGAAATTGTTAATATCTAACTCGTTCATATCATAAGGCAGTCTTATCTCAACATCGTTGGCGTTATCATAACCCTTGTTTAGACTAGCACCTTTACCACCGAAGAACCATACATTATCATAGTTAAATCTTCGCCACTTTTCCAAGTGTGTCGCAACGTTTAATCCGTCTTGATGATAAATAGTCAATTTGCTATTACAAATCATCTAACACCTGCATACATTATATGTTCGCCATTAACTATTACACCAACCAAGCACTCGTACATTATAGTATTCAATTCTTTATCTTTTGAACTTATAACATCACTTACTTTGTCGGAAGTTATATAACTTACACTATAACCATCGGTATTTTCACTAGCCACGTTGCCATTACTAGCAATATTGCTTAATCCTTCGTCATAACTAGACATACTATCTATCATTTTAAACTCACAAATTTTTACCTCTTGTGGTATATCTTTATTATCAATTCCTTTAAGTCGATTTTGAGTTCTTATATCAATTTTTCTTCTTGCTCCAAATTCTAATAGATTAAAAGGCGCTAGGTCTTTCGTGCCACCTAAAGCCCTATATTCTTCATAAGTTAGGTATTGCCCACTAAATTCCATAAACGCCCTCCTTTATTATAAACTTACGTTTGATGCTTCAAATTTTGCAACAACTACTTTTGATTCGTCAGTTAAAGCAACAACATAGTGTTCATCAACACCAACTAAAGTAGTGTAGTTTTCTAATTCTCTTTGAGTTTCAAGGTTAACATTTCTCTTCATGAAAATTGTAACGGCTGCACTTTCATCACCTGTTTGTGATTCTGGTTTTAATTCAACAATTGGGTTTAGATAATAAGTACCAGCGTCATTGATAGCCTTTTTACTAACAACTATTCTAGTATTAGCAACCATACCAATTTCACCACGCATAATAACATTGTTATTATATTTGTCGTTTGAAATAAAGTCATCATCTTTTCTTAAAGTAGAAACTTGTTTAGGGTGTATAAACATAACCTTTTCAACGTTTTCCTCTTCATTTAAAGCGTCAATTGCGTCAACGATATTGTCATAAGAAATATCTCCAGTTGCAGTAAATGTTAATTGAGCACCTTTTAAAGCAGCCATAACATCATTGTCAACTTTTTCAGCGATTGCTTTTGCAAGTTGTGAATTAGCTTCTCCTACTGGATTACCATATCCACTTAATACAGACTCGTCAGTTAATTCAACTTGTTTAACAGCCTTTTTAACTGTATATTCTTTACTAGATGTTCCTAGTTTTGTCTTATCAGCAGTTTCTCCTTCTGCTAAATCAGTAGCAGCACCTATATATTCATATCTTGGTACTGTTATTGTACTACCCGGTCTTCCAACCAAAGTATTGTCAATCTTTGCAAATGGTGTAGCAACGATTGCACTTGATAGTTTTGCACTAATCATTGGAGCCATAACCTCTGGGTCAATTAATTGTGCTAATTTTGTTGTTCCTGTTGCCATTTAAAATCATCTCTCTTTCATTAATTATTATATTTGTTAAATAACTCAGGATTAGATTGTTTTAATGCTACTCTTTCCTTATATCCCATTTTGTCGAAGTCTGCTTTTGAAACAACATTTTCAACTGTTTCATCAACACTTGGCATATCAACAACTTGGTTAGGATTAGCAAATATTCCATCTTTTCCATTTGTTATTTCTTCGAATAAATCTTTTGCAGATTTACCCATGTTCGCACTATCTTTAAGTGCTGTTTTGATTTCGTTCATAATTGCATTTTTTGTAAAATCATTTACGAACTTCTTATCACCAAATACAGAAGTTATATTTTTTGTTAAAATGTCGTCTTCTTCTTTGGCTTTTTGTTTTGC